CGTGCAGTGGAAAAGGAACTGACGAACAATCGCAACCCGTTCAAGCACGTCTATACGGGAGTTGACAAGACCGTCAAACGTGCAATCCCGTTAAAGGCAATCAAGAAGATTAAGAACCTTGACTTGTTCTTACACCCATCCTTGGACTTCGCCCGTGATATGTTCTTCTTCTCCTTCTATACCCGTGGAATAACACGCAATAGATATTGTATGGTTTTCCAAAACATTGAAAATCAGCACATTTTAATCACACAAAGAAAAAAAACACGCTAAAAGCGTTGTTTGTTAAAAATTATTAAGAATTAAACAGAGTGCTATTTGTGCCGTTTTTGGCTGTTTCTTTGTACCTTTGCATTATGAATGAAATAATAGATATACCCGAATATAAATTATATAATAGTCTATCCGCATTGGTTGAAGCAAACAAATGTGGAGGTATGGTTGAATTGTCTAAACAGTATAAATTAAAAGAATGTGGTTTTGTTGAAGCTGATTTTATGAAATTGGTGCAAAATTACACTGATAATCCTTCGTTAGATAACAGAATAGATTTAATATGTTATATGCTGAAAGTGATTTTGAAAAACAAACCACTTTATCAAATGTTTAGCAAACTGTATACTTCTGCAATCGATCCAGACTAATAGGAGGTACACATTATAAAAAAATAAATGGCTTATTCAGATTTGAAATAAGCCATTAAAAACTATATCCTATTATCCCACCAACAAAAACATCTGCTTTCCTGTTAATCAGTCCATACCCAGCACCAACGCCAACGGTAAAATTCCAATGCTTTTGTTTGTACTTCGTTGTTTGTGTCTCTATCGTGTTTGTTATTGTTCTAGTTGGAATGTGAAGATTATATTGCAATGTGTCTAATGATGGATTAAAGCCACTTACAACGGCTTTTATTTGCCCTGTAATCGTATCTGTGTTGATATTGGTATAATATTCCCTTTGAACGTAATTAACGGCTGTATCGGCTTTAATCGTGTCAGTTCTGATTATTGTTTGTGTAATGTACTTTGGTTTGGTGATTGTCCTGTAAATGGTATCTGTTTTTGTGATTACTTTTGTTTCAGTTCTGACAATAGGTTTTTCCACCTCAATTATTTGTTTTTCCAACTGCCTGTTTTGGAATAAAAGAAATGCCATTGAAGTAATTAATACTCCAATAGCAAATGCAATTATTTCTGATATGTATTTCTTCATTATCTCCATATCTAATAAAGATAATGAAGATAGATTATTATTTTAATTCGTTTCTAAATCTGCTAATTCCTGTATTATCAAACCGACTCATTCTTTCAATTAATTTCATTCCAATATCTTTGTTATCCAAATTATTAGAGTTGTTTTTTGTTCGCTTGTATTCTCTTACCATATCCCAAATTTCATCTACTTCTGCATAATAATCTGTTGTGTTATTTTCTCTTTTAATATCTTTACTGTTCATTGCATCACGAATTAAATTTTTCATATTTTCAAATGCTGATTGTCTCATATCCAACTTGTTTTAATATATTTAATTCCTATTATTTCAGATGCTATTTTATCATCTTCTTCATCACCTATATAAACAATTTCATTTAGTTTATCTTCCAACTTGAATTTCTTAATTGCTGCTTTTATTACTGCTATTTTCCGTTGCAAATTTTGCATTGGCATTCCCTGCCTATATCCTACAACCCTATCTTCTGAAATTGGAAGATTGAAATATTTAATTGCTTTTTTAATGGTGCTTCCGACATTGCCACTAACAATATATACTTCTTCTTTGTCTAGATTATTAATAAAGTCAATGGCTTCTTTGTATATTGTTATTTGTGGTATTAACTTCTGTTTTTCTTTATAGTTACCAATGCAGGACTTCATTATTGAAGTGTCTGCAATGGTATAATCAAAATCAATAAAGTAAATCATTAGAATCTTATTGTTAATACTTGCTTCATAAAATCATAGTTCATTTCTTTAACCTCTTTAATTAAATCAAAATCTGCTTTTATTACTTTCAAATCTTTCAGTGAAAATTGGAATCCAACCGCCTTAAATTGTATTTCTTCACCGTTTTTAAAATAATCTTTTGCGTTGAAATTGTCGCTGTTGTAGTTCTCGCCTTTAATTAAAATTTCCATTGTATATATTATTAAATTGTTCTATTTCTTCCCTTAATCAGTCCTCATTAGCTAGCATTATTTTGCTGATTAATTTGGAAATCTGATACAAAGGTACTGCCTAAAGCGGCTCAAAACAAATTTATTGTGTTAAATAATGTAATTTGCTTGCATATTTCAGATTTGTTTTGAGAATGAAATGAATTAATTTGTTTAACATTCATTAGCAATGTGTATATTATTGATATATAGCATATTATGCAAATTGAGGTGTTTTTACCAATTCACCCCTAATTTCTTCCATCAATCGCCCTGTTACATTATTACCTGTATATACACCATCTTTCATTACACAACCGAATTCAGTATCACCCCACCAAGCATATTCAACTAGGTACATTCCACACGTGCTTTTTAATTTCTCTTTGAATAATCGGCATTGTTCCGCTTTCAGCATTATACACTTCTTGAGAAGGCTGTACCTTTGCATTGGCTTTATATCTGCAATTTTATCTTTGTTTTCTTCTGATATTTTCTTTGCTTGAAAGTTTGCATTTATACCTTTGCACTTCTTCATTATCTTTTCTTGTACCTCCTTATTACGATAGAAAAGAAGGAAATGATACAGATGGTCTACACCATAAAAAATTGCACCCTTATAAATTAAATCACAAGGGTACATATTACTTAAAATATAATGTTCATTATAACTATTAAATGCAACTGATTCTTCTTTATTATATTCCATATCTTATTACTAATTACTACAATTTCAAATATACCTTTTATCAGATATATCACAAAATTATTTTCAAATTAATTTTGATAGGAATAAATTTTTGCTTCCTTCAATGGAAGTGCAACCATTTCTTTTTGCTTCTTTCCATCCGCTAAATTTGCAGTATGCCAATTTACTAATTTGGTTATTGGTTGATACTGCTTTCTAGGGTTAATTTCCCACAATGCAATTTTTTTATCACCTTTGTAAATGACACATAAAAAACATCTGTTATTTGTTGCTTTGGATAGTTTTTGTAGATTATGTATCTTATATGAATCAATAACACAATCATCATATTCATATATTGAAATATCACGTGTTTTTATTTCTATATAAGAAGTTGAAGTATCTGTATAATCTTCGTTGAAGTGCTTTATTTGCATTACATCATAGATTGAATACTTATCTAGGTTGGCTAATATTTCGTAGGAATAATTTTCATCATACCTAGATTTTGTTGTTATCCAATTATAATATATATTTAATCCTTCATCGCCATATAATTGAAATTTATCAATATTGAAATAATTATTGTCCATCTTCACCAACCACATTTAACACTTTATTTATGTGGTTGTATTCAACACCTGCTTTTACCCACTCATTTTGTAATGCTTCATTCTTCATTTCAATCAATTCTGATTGAATTTTATTGTTGCCGTTTTCTATGCTTATTGCCATACCTAGCAATAAAGCAATCATTAAGTTTGTTATTAGTTTCATTTTATTATTAGTTTTTTATCTTATCTATATAATAATTATCACCGACTTTCAGAAAGTTGTTATTTATTAATAGATAAGATAAAAAAAACCACCACCGAATTAATCAGTAGTGGCAAAATAAATTTAAATATTAAAATGACTAATTTAGCAATTACAATTATATCTATACAGATTATATTTCGATTGAATAAGTGATTTCATAAACATCTTCAAATTCTCTGGATTGTTCTAACCATACATTTTTGATTGTCATTGTTTCGTTGGAGAATGGAAGTAATTTATTGTGTGTGTTAATCATTTCTTCTATCACTTCACAATCAATTAAATCATAATCTAATACCCCAAATTCTTCTTCCGCATCTACAGATTCCGTCATTGTTATTCGATTGGTAAAAGACGAAATTCTACAATCATATTCTTTGCTATACTCTGTAATTCCTTTATTTAATAAATCCTCAATCTTTGCCATAATGATTTTATAGATGGCTCTGTTAATTTCTATTCTGTTCATATATTATTTTTTTTGTTTTATTCTTTATATTATAAATATCACGTTGTTTTGAAAAATTCAAATATTTCTTATTTTTTTTACATATATATGCCAAATTGACAATACCACAAAATCAAACTGATTAAATTTTATTTATCGCTCTCTTTTTCATAATCTCCAAATATGAAGGGAATCTGTGTTGCATTCCTTCAAAGTATCGGTTAACCCATTCCTCCCTTTCTTCTTTCGTTTCAACAAAGGAATTGAGAGTGTTAACTAACATTTCCATTGTATCTAAACTGAATTGTTTGCTTCGTGCGTCGCACTCCTTTTTAATAATAGCCATTTTTGCCTCTTTATTTGCGTTCTGTTGCGTTTTATTATCTTTAATGATAGGTTTTATATCTGAATCGTTTTCGTGGTTTAAAACGGCTTTATTTTCGTTTTCTTCGGGGCGTGGGGGCTGGGGGTTTTTATTTTTTAAGGTTGAAGTATATTTTTTGTTTCTAACATAGTCCAAGTGACCCTTTAGCAATTTATTGAAGTGGTTAGTTAATTTCTGCTCTGCTGTGTTGAACTGCTTAACAGATATATCACCACGTTCATACATCCATCCAATAACCTTGATATTACTTTCAATATGTGCTTTGGTGATAGTGTCGTGTGTTTTATACCACTCATCAATTAACGCTTTTGTTTTAGCAAAGATATTGGAGTATCGTTTTTGCCCTTCACTATTGAAGTTGTTAGAACGCTTAACAGGAATTTCAAAGTTACCTTCAAAGTTGGAGTTATCATTATACGCTTCTTTTAACAGGTTGTTTTGTTCTTCTGACTGCTGTCTTAATACATCTTCCAATGTAGGTGTTTCGTTATTCATTTCTTCTTTCTTAAATTCGTTATTAACAACTTCAACATTGAAGTTGTTGTTATCAGCATTCCTAATTTCAATTTCTTCTTTAACAGGTGTATTTACTAAATTGTCATCTTCTCCTATGTTAGTATACATATTTGCTAAAGATTCTTTTATTATTATTTTATTATTATTTTTAAGGGGGAACTTTTGTGTACCTGTTTGTGTACATACTTGTGTACTTGTATTGTTTTCTCCTATGTTAGTATCGGGCAATAAAGAATCGGTTGGAGTATCATTTACCTCAACTTCAATAAGTGTATATAAGTTTGCTAATTTATTTTTTGAAGTGCCTTGTATCGTTTTAGTAATATATCCTTTTTCAAATAATTCATTAGTGATTTTTCTTACCCATCTTTCACTAATATCTAGCACCATCATAAAATGTGCATTGTGTATTTCCACTGTATTACTATTTTTAAGGCTACAATAATTTGTAATAACATAAAGCATTCTGAAGGCTTTATCTGATAAGTTTGAATCGTTTAACGCACGATTCATTACATTAAAGTTAAACATCTATTTCTACATTTTATCTCTTTATTTAGTTCTACATTCGTTATAACGAATTTGGAAAGGGAGGTAATGTAGAAAACCCTCCCTATAACAGTTTGCAACCTGTTCCAATTCTTTTATATTAATAAATAGTCTGAACTTTTGAAAAGTTCAATTTCAAACATACTTTTTTTTCTTCAAACTACAAAATTATATCAGTACACGTTTAATTAGGTGTACCCATCTTTGGTGTACTGATACAAAAAAATCCATCTCTATCTTTTCAAATAGAAATGGATAACGTAAATAATAATAAGATTAAAGTTAAATATAACTAAAACTAATAACATTCCAAATATACCTTTTTTTATTGGTATCTCAAAATAATATTAGAAATAAAATAATCCCTATTTTCACAAACTGGGATTATTCAGATGAATATAATAAAAAATAAAATAAGAAAACAATGAATTTTAAACTTCTTCATCTATAAAGATTATGCCATTTGATTTTGCACCCTTATTCCAATGTTTTTTCTATGTTTTTTGGTTTTTGAATTTTCCAAATTGTGTAAAGGAAAGGGCGGCGAGGTTTCCAGTACCTTCACAAAACATTTTTCGCCCCTACGGGTAAAATAAAATGGATTGAACCTACTAATTCAACCCATTCTAACCACTTATTATTTCAATTTAAAAATATATTTTTTACCTGTTATCTTTGTTTTGCCTGTCAAATTATATAATATAGTAGAACGTGCAAAACCTGTTTCTTTTACTGCATCCTTAATCGTGTTATATTCCTTTATAAGATTACCTTCTAAATCATATTGTAGAATAAATTTCAATGGGCTTTTATTTTCTCTTTTATCTTTTCTTTTATCGTGTATTTGCCTAGGCTGTTCACCTAAATAACACCATTTGTAATTATATGCCATCTGTGAATCACCACACAAATTATTATAAATGTTCGTCCGTTTAAAACCTGTTTCTTCTTCAATTTCTCTAATGCTATTATATGTTTTAACTAATACATTATCCAATGTATATTGTTGTATTGGTCTACCTTTCTTTCTTGTTGCTTCTTTTTGCTCCTGTCTTATTCTTCTTTCGGCTTCTCTTTGTTCCTTTTGTCTTTGTATTTCGGCTTCTCTCTGTTCCTTTTGTCTTTGTTTATTTGCTTCCTTTTGCTCCTGTCTTATTCTTCTTTCTTCTTCTTTTTTTTGTTCTCTTGTATATTCTTCTTCTTGTTGTTTCTTCAACTCATTATTTAATCTGAATTGAATTGTATTAATAGAATAATCCTTTTTATATATAAGATAATAATTACTCCTTTGTTTTGCGTCACCTACTATTATTTTTCTTATCATAGCATAGGACATTTTATTATCTTTTGCACAAACTTTCATAGATGGATATTCTTTTATTATATTGCCTTGATAATCTATTTTCAAAATAATATCCTTATAGTTCCTTTGGTAATTTAATTCAATCAGTTCTTTTGCAATGTTATCTGAACTATTATAATCATTTGCAGAAACAAAAAAGCAATTTAATTCGGAAACAAAGGTTTTTTCACGTATATGATAACTTTTCCATTTGCCTGTTTTTTCTTTTATTTCAACTTGACTACTATATGTTTCAAGTATATTGTTATCTTTATCTATTGCAAAATAACAATCATTTTTATCTTCAACATCTTCTTTCTTTTTTTCTCTATATTCTTTTGTTAAGTCCGTTCTTTCTTCATATTCTCCTGTATAATACCAATACAGATTATCAATATTAAGGTTGTTAAAATCGTGGTCTTTATATCCTACTAATATACATTTATTATAATTTGGAATAAATGTATTTGCAACCAAATAAGCAACGGTTACAATTCTATCATTTAGTTTTGCTGATACATAGCCAACAGGATTAATGAATGTATTTACCACTTCATTATTTTCATTGTATATTACACCATTATCTGTAATGTAATAGTTTGGGAATTTCTTTAATTGTTTCTTCATAATATTACTTTTTCTTTCTATATATTATAAATATCTCCGACTTTCGGAAAGTTCAATTTTTGAGCAAAAAAAGATGGATATGATTTCAATTTAATCATACCCATCACAAAATAAACAATCAAATTAATTAATAAGGCTTTGCCCTATCTGCTTTTCAAATGGTTTGAAATAGTTGTATATCTGTTCTGAATTAACGCTATCTCTATTTGCTATTACCATTAACAACACTGGCTGCTGTTTTCCGTTCTTTATAGGAATTAATAAAGCGTTATTTGCCCCAAATTTCCCCAATTTAACCAATAGCCTTGATTTGCTACGTTTGTAATTATTGAGGTCGTTATAATACAGGTAATTTGAATGCTTCAGCCGTAAAAACAACTCTTTGCCTATTAACGTGTGTATATACTGCCTTTGGAAAGAATCACCAATATAATCAACGCTGTTATCTTCTAAATTAATACTTTCATACGTGTTTGAATAAAAAAGAAAATCCACACCGCTTATATTTGTGCTGTTATTGTGGCTCTCCATTAACAAAACCCTATCCAAATTAAATTTTCGTTGTATATCATCCATTATCGGGGTAATCAGTTCATCAGCGTTATAACGCTTTTCTTCTGCATCATTTTTGGTTGACATAACGTGTTCTTTTTCTATTTCCCATTGATGCTCAAGCCGCTTTTCAATGATATTATTTACTCTGATTGGGTTTATAATCAGACTCCAAAACACTATAAATAAAACCATCATAAGGATTGTATATAACAAACCATTCTTCTTGAAAATGGCAATGAATTTATTGAATGATGTACTAACAGAAGATAGTACATTTCCAATCCATCCTTTGCTTTCATTTTGTCCTTCAAAATCGTTATTAGTTTCGTTCATATTGTCGTTTCTTTTTAATATAAAGATTAATTTATTTAAGTTTCTATTGGTGTTTCTTCTGCTGTTGTATTGTATTGGTGAAGTAAGCATAACCAATTATTGTAATGGCTACTTCTTTTATACCTCCACCATCACCACCCCAATAATCAGAATACCAAGTATCATTATTTCCATCACCTTGATGGAATTCCCTAATATATACTTTGTTATTGGAATTATCAAAACGTGTTTCAAACCAATGCGCACCGTCTGACCGTCCTTTTATTGAAGGGTTATCTACATTATCACCTGTATCACCACTTTTCATTTGCGTTGCGTGAACTGAATAGACTATATTACGTGCATTTGTTGCAGGGGATATATTAAGCGTCATTAATCCGTTTGTGTAACTATTGCTAATGGAAATAATAGAATCTAATGTTATTCCTTCCCAAAACCACGTTGAAGAAGTTGTTATTGAAGATTTGCGTAACTTTCCAGTTGCCAAAATTACAGGTCTACTATAAGCACCATATTTCCAATTATTCAATATTTCATTTAATCGTTCTTCTGTTATGCCATCAAAGTTGTTAATGGTGTTTTTAAGGTCGTTTATTTCTGCTGTGTTATTGCTTATATTGGTTTGGTTGGTGTTTATCTGCGTTGTATGATTATTTACCGTTGAAGTAAGGTTTGTTATATCAGTTTTGTTTTTGCTGATACCATCGGCATTTGCTTTAATAAGGTCTGCCACATTTGTTTTTGCAGAAGTTGCAGTTGGATAGTTTATAAATAGTTTCTTTCCAAATGTTTCTTCTGCTTCTGTGGCTGCTGCTGTTACTTTCTGAACAACATTCAAATTTTCATTAATGGTTGCAGTACCTTCAATATACACATTACCACCGTCTGTTAGTTCTTCTTCACCTTCTTCTTCTTCTCCTTCGTCCTCAACCCAATCTTCTTCATCGTCATTGCCTAGCGACTTTTTTACATATAAATCACCATCAGTAATTTTTAGTGTTCCTGTTATATCGTCTGAACCGTTGAAAGGTTGACCCCATACATTGCAGTTTGCATTGATTGTTGTGTTGCCACCGCTTCCACCGTTGCCATTGCCATTTCCTGAGCTGATAATAGAACCTACACCAATTCCAACGGTTTCAGTTCTGCCCCCATCTTCAGACTTTACTACATTGTATTTAATAATTTGCCCCATCGTTAAAACTTCTCTATTAATTTTATATTTTCTGCATCTCTCCGATAATCAATATTAATGCTATCTATAATAAATTGCTTATTGCCGAATGATTTTGTTTTATATAACCCCCAAATTGGATTACCTTTCTTTAAGTTACATTCATACACCGTTGCAGGGGTTGAGTATTGATTAACTATCTTATAAATAAAATGTTCCTCACTTCTTAATCCGTTTGTTGTATGTGGTGCATCGTCATCGCTACCACTCCAACTTTGTTGACCGTTATAACACGCTTTATTATATAATTTATTGGTGTATTTATAGTTTCCGCTAGTGTCCTTTGTTGATACTACCGAATAACTTAATTGTTTATTATCGAAGGTGTTTATCTTAAACTTTTCTTCCTGTAAGTCATTCACGTTATCAGCATTGATTATATTGGTATATACTGTATCACTTTTCCCTGCACCGCTATATGTTGGGTCAGTTATCAATGCTTCAAATTTGAAGTCTTTAAGGAACACACAACGGTGTGGATATACGTTATACCCCTTGTCAAAATATTTTGTGTGTCTAAATGCGGTTGGGTGTCTTCTCCACCACGTTTTAGGGTCATAAGGCTTGTACATCGTGAATTTCGGTTGTCCTGCCATTATACCCTTTGAAGGTGCTGGAATTAACAACCCTTTCTTACTTGTGCCAATTCTCCACGTTACAGTATTTATAAACTCATTATCTTTAAACGCTAATTTAGGTACTTGAAAATCACCCCTATCATCCGAATCCCTTACATAAGGCATTTGAAATGTTGTGTTAGTTGTAGTCCAATCTTTACCGTTCCAATAATAATTACCCCATTGAAGTTTACCCAACAAATAACATTCAAAAGGGTTTCTATCGCCCCAGTTGTAGCTATAATTACCGCTAACATCTTCTGAACCCTCTGGAAGTGGGAAACGGAAATTATCTAACCAATGGAAATTATAACTACCACTAATTAACAGGTAACAGTTATCACCACCAAGAAATGAAGCACCTGTTGTTAGGTTTGTTTCAAAATATGGATAATTTGTAATTTGGCTGTTTTGTATGTGTCCTGTTGCAGGATTCAATAACATTATATATTTCTGCAATGATAAGTTAGAAATACCTTTTTCAACTAACCAATTATCAAACATATCACGTGCCTTATTTTTGCTTTCGTTACTCCAATTTCGCCAGTTATTCAAAAATGTTTTTACTTCATTGTCGTTAGTCTCAATTTTATTTACATTGGTTTGAATAAGAAACGCACCAAATTTATTTGCAGAATTGGTATAGTTCATTTCATCTATATTTATTTTCTGTTTGTTACTATTCCATACATTAAAAGTGAAATTTTGATTTTTATAATACTTCATAAATATTGCGTGATAATTCCTACTTTGGTGTGCAATAAAAGCAATCATATTTTTGTTACTACCGTCTTCTGTGTCTGAAGTAATCATTTCACCGTACATATTTGCACTATTAAAAGTTGCATTTTTTAGTGTGGGGTCTGTTGCAGAAGTAATATTATATGCTGTATCGTAAATATCGGGAATAACGGTATTGAAAGAATAATTATCAGCCTTAACAGACACTTTGTTATATACATTATCTAGGCTAATTTTACTACCGTTTTCTGCATAATCTTTGCCGTTGATAGTCTTGTTAAATTTCAATGTTATCTTTGAAGTATATGTTTTTGGTGCTGTTGTTCCCTCTAATGAATATTTAAAATAAGTGTTATTATTATTTGCCTTGATAGCATCATAATCTATAAAATATACATCTTCATTTTGTGCAATGGCTGTATAACCTAGATATTTGCAAACCTCCTCCAATACTTCCAAGCAATCCCAAGCAACATCATCATCTGTTATTTTCTTATCGTCTTTTTCGTCAAAGAAATTGCTTTCTGATACGCTTAATTTTTCTATTACGCTTTCTGTTCCGTTTCTTGTGAATTGCAAATTATCTGATATATAGAAGTTCTTATATACCTTGCATTTCTTTAATACATTCCAAATTATTTCAAGAAAAGATTTAATTTCTTTCTTTGGTGCTGTGTACTTGATATATTGCAATGTAGCCAAACCATCTATTGCTTCAATTTCAATTTCTTCTAACTCATTATCAAAACCCATATCGAATGCACACGGTGTTACATAACCAACCCATTCAACTTTATTATCTGTTTCATTAGTTAGTATTACTTTTGTTCCTTGTGCATTTGGTGAATATATATCACTTAAAATGCCTTTTGTTAATATTCTGCACGTTGCAGATTGTGTTTTAACAGGCATATATAAGTGCTTTTTGCTGCTATCCATTTCTGTTGTGAATGGTGAACCACTTAATATTATATGCTCTTTTATTGCAGTTGAATTATTGGTAATAATTTCAACCTTGTAATCTGTTCCGTTATAGCTTGTAAATTCTGAAATATATTTTGCCATATTGATTGTTTATTAAAAATTATTCCTATTGGATAACCTTATAAATAAAGATTAAACAATAGGAATAATATTATTGAAGTATGAAATGATTATCTTAATTTATTCATTTTGTCATCATAGTTTTTTAGGCATCCTTTTAATGTTGAACCACTTATTTTGAATTCAACATTTCCACCTAAACCACCACTTCCAACATTGCCGTTTTTGAGTGTCCTATACAGATTTGATTGTTGTGAATGGTTTAATATCATCTCACCACTATTTACACGTGCTAACATTGTATCACCGTGTATTGAGTTACCGCCTATAATACCACCTTCGGCAAACGCTTTTGGAATACTTGCAAACAAACTTACTACTGTTGCTATCACTGAAGCCATTGCTGCCAAGTTTGCAGGGAATGGTAATGCCGCTGCGGATGCTGTTCCTGCTGCTGTTGCTTCTGCTTGCTTTGCAGCAATCAATGATACAATTTTAGGTATAATTTGCGCTGCTGCTTGCATTGTCTGTCCTGCAAATTCCATCATCTTTCCGCCTGTTCCTCCTATGGCTTCACCCATACCACTAAAAGCACCTCCGATTGTACCTATTTGTGAACTCATATTTTCCATTTCGTCCATATAGGATTGTAGTTGCTCTTGTGCTATTGCAATTTCTTCCGATACGGTTGTAATTGAACCATCTGAATTAACGTGCAATTCCATCGGTTTTAAACCAATTTCTTCTAATACTGCATTTGCTTCTGCAATGGCTGCTTCTGCTTCGTCTTTATTAATCAATCCAATCTTAAAATCTGCTTTAACTTGATTGATGGATTGATTTACTTTGTTATATTTTTCCCTGTTTTGTTCTAGGTCTGATTTTTTATTTTCAACAGGTGCTTTCATTAATCCATTTCTTATTTTCAATGAATTAATCTGTTCTTCAATGGCTTCTTTTTCAGATAGTATTTCTTTTAATCTTTCATCACTTACAACGGTATTATTTAATTCGTTGTTTAAGGCTGTTATTTGCTCTTGAAGTGCTTTGATACTACCATCTTCAAATTTCGGCTCTGTGGCTTTTGTAGTGGCTTTTCCTGTGCTTCCACCTGTACCACTTCCACCACCTTTTACATTTGCGTTTCCTGCTGATATATTGCCACCATTAACACCTTTAACAGTATTGGTTGATTTATTACCACCTTCAACACTTGCATCAATTTTGGGTGCAACTGCTACTTCAAAGTGTCCTCCTTCAATGCCAAGAAAATCCAACATTGAATTCCACCATTCTTTAACCTTGTTCACCACCTTTGCAACAACTTGCATTATCTTATCAAATGTGTTGATTACAAGTTTGCCGAATGCTGTATCACCAAGTACATTTTTTAGTGCTGTCCATTTTTCACCAATCCAATCAGCTGCTGCAAATGCTGCATCTTTCATACTGTTAAATACCTTTGCAGCAATTTTTACAATAATCTGTAATGCTATTCCAATACCTTGAATTACTTTTACAACTAATTCTAATTGCCATTTCAAAGGATTTAATGCACTATCGCCAACAGTTCCAAAATCTTCAAATGCTTTTATTACATCGCCCAGTGCTTGCATAACACTATTAAGTGCATCCATTACCAACATAATGTTATCTGCAATACCTTGTATCAGTCCCGATTGTCCTAGCGTGATTAAAAAGGCATCCCAATTTGCTTTTAATCTGTCAATGGCTCCCGAAAAGTTATCAGTTTTTGTTTGGAAAGAATCAACGGCCGCATTTGTTCCACTCAATGAAGAAGAAAAACCATCAAATGCAGATTTGCCTTCTATCATTGTTTTAATCATTGTAATATTTGCTTCACCAACCATTTTAGATAATTGCTCGTTGGTTAGTTGTGCGTTTGCCATATTTTCCAATGCTTGAGACATACCAACAACTGCGGGGTTGAACTCATCAGCACCCATTGACAATTTCAAAAGGGTACTACTTAATTGTGAACCTGCAACATCAGCACTTGAAAATTTTGGTGCTACTGTTTCAACCATCGCTGCCAAATCTACATAAGACATTCCAGCCTGTTTTGCCATTGTACCCGACTTTTCAAATGCTGTATTTAGATATTCAACGGATGCTGAACCCTGCTGTTCTGCTGCTTCCAATGCGTTTGCAATATTCATTGCTTCAGATGGAAGTACCCCCATTTGATTAACTACCGTTGTAATTGCGGATCCTGCTGCTTCTGCTGAAATACTTCCTGCTTTGGCAAGTGTCATTGCAGCATCAGTTACATAGGCAAGTGCATCAGCATCTTTTAATAATTCGGGTGCTTGTGAACCAATCAAACCCATTGCATCGGTAATTTCGCCTGCACTGATACCAAACTTTCTAGACATATCCAATGCCGTATCAGACACCCCCTTCATTGCCTCATTGCTTAATCCTGTAAGTGCTTGAAGTGAATCTAAATGTACTTCAAAATCTGCTGCTGCTTTCCCTGCTGCTATCATTGTACCGCCTACTGCTGCAATCGCAATGGTTGCAGGGTTTGCCATTGCTGCCAAACCACCCAATGAAGAAGTAACACCGCCTAACCCTGCTTTATCTGCTAATCCTGTTCCAATATTTTTGAAGTCCAAACCACCTTTTCCAACGGAAGCTGATTCACTTCCAACGCTTTTAGTATCCTGTTGGATTTTCTTTAAAGTCTCATCATATTTTTTTGCTTCGTTTGCCAACTTCTGCCACATTTCTTTACCTTCGGTTGTGGCTGTTGCACCACTAACCGCCAAATCTTCCATTGTCTTTTTGATATCCCTAATTTTGCGGTTTAACGGTGCTGTTGATTTACTTATTTTTTCAAATCTATCTTTTATGCTGTCTAAACTTTGGTTTTGTTTCCCTAGGTCATTCAGTGCTGTTTGTGCGCTTTTAACAGCATTATTCAAGCCTTTTGAATCACCTGTTAAACGTACTACATAATCATTATTTGCCATTTGTGTTTGTGGTGTTATCTTCTTTATTTTCTGCAAACATTGCTTCTATTTCTTGTGCTTGTTTTGATAAATCATTTATTTCTTCATTGGTTATTTTCGTACTTTCATTATCTGTTTCCCATTGGAATTTTATAATATCCTGTAACTTCAATTTCTTTTTTGAGTTGGTTTGTGCAATTAGATAACTTATAAGCCTAGTTTGTTCCCATTGTTCTTTGTGTTTATAGTAACCAAAATCCATTAAGGATTTAATTTCATATTGTTGTATCTCATTCAATACATAGGAGGGACTTAAACCAAATTGAAGAACCAAAATAGAATATAATTCAGATACGTTTAATCTTTTTTTTTGCCGTCTGCATCTGTTTCATTTGTATCTAACAACTTTTCTATCTTCTGTTGCTGATTCAACATTTGCGTTATTTGAATTAATATAGTTGGGTCATTATCCAAACATTCAATGAAAGAATCCCAATCCATAAAATCAGTATTGTTTGCCAATAACAGGCAATAGAAATACAAATAATTATCCAATGTTGTTTTTATCTCAAATTGCTTTCCTGTGATTTCTTCAAATAGAAATAACGCTTTAATTGTCTGCTTTATCTTATATTCTTGATTGTTTATTTTAATCGTCATAACTTCAATATTTATTTCTGTTTATTCAAATAAAAATCCTGTTTGGATTTCTTATTATAAAGATTAACCAAACAGGATTATAAAAAAGAAAAAGTATATTATTATGCTTTCTGTGTCTGTGGTGCAATTCTTGAAGGTTTATCGGCATTAAGTTTAATTAATGCGCTAGTACCTGTAAATGATACTGACATTGTGGAATTTTCACCATTAGGCGCATTTAAAGAAAGTGAAGTAATAAATGCCTGTCCTTTGTAACCGTCAGACGGTTTTACAGTCCAACCACCTTCAGGAGCTTCATAGGCTTCACCACCTGCTGAAATGGTTGATTTGTAACCAAACACCAAATCAATAGGTTGTTTCTTTACCATTATATCAAATAATTCGTCATAGCCTAAACCGCTTCTAGGGTCTCCGATTAAATTTTCACTGCTTGCAGTCCAAGAAAGTAAACCCATTTCAGAAGTTGCCCATTCACCTCCGCCATTATCTTTTGTTGATATATCAATAGTTTCACCGCTTACTTCTAGTGTGTGAGTTGTAGCAAATGCAATACTTTTACCACCAACAAAACACATCAAATTTTGTCCTTTTATAATCATATCTATATAGAGTATTTATTATTTTATTCAATTCTAATTATAAAGATTATCTAATTAGAATTTGTATCGTTTTGAGTGACTAACAACATTCTTTTTCAATGTTTATTTTGAAAGTCATTCTTTGTATATATGCGTCATTTTGCCAATCTTCTGAAGCGTTTGTCATTTCTATTGTTTCAACAACAATGGCATCTTCTTTGTCTGTTTCAAATTTTCCTGTTATTGCTTCCATTCTAATTTTAACTGCTTGCGCCAATTCCAATCCATCATTATAATTTGCTGAAACAACAATAATATCCATATATGCCACTTCTTCATAATTATATAAGTCTTTCGTATCGGATGGATTTAATGAAGTTCTACGATAAACGGCAAAATCACCTGTTACACCCTTATCTGCGACTATCGGAAATATTCTAATTATATCTTTCAAATTGGAGTGTATAACACGACCTATTTTTAAACTTGAAGTTCTTAATTTTGTCATCTGCTTTAAGCCTTAAATATTTTATTTAAACTGTCAGTAAGTGAAGCGTTAATTGCATTGTCTATGCCTGTTGTGTTTTCCCTTGCATCCTTGAAAAAGTATGTATTATCAATTTTACCCCTATACGCTTTTGTGCCACTTCTTATATTCCTTAATCTGTTTCCATCGCCTTTTTTTACCATTGACTGACCTGTAATTTTGCCCTTTGTATAACGGTCATCTGTACCTGTTTCAAACCATTTTAAACGGTAATCTTTCATAATGGAAACAATCACAT